TATTATAATATTCTGTTTGGCAATAGTCTATTCTAAAAACTAAAATTGAATATATTTTTGTAACATTAAAAGAAGTTAAAAAACCATTTATATTCATTTTATTAATCATAACTCCATTGTCATTATATTTTTCAATTGAAAACTCTCTTATGTTAGAAATATTATTAAAATTTTCTCTATTAAAAATATGTGAATCAATTATTATTTGTAAATCATCCCAATGACCTCTATGGACAGAGGTTCTTCTAATATCTTCAGGAACATCAACTCTATAAACTAGCTTTTTCGGAATAGTACAAGGTATTCTATCATTTTCTATGACTAAATATAGATTCTTTAAATTTTTATTATTTATTTTTTCAATAAGTAATAATTTTGCGTATACATCATTTATCCTTTTTTTAAAAAAAGCATTTGACCCTGAACTTAAATTGTTATAACAACTCATAATTAATTTAATTTTATAACTTTTTTGTAATCAATAGTAAGTTATAAAAAAAATATAAATTAAGCAAATAAATTACAAACCTACATAAACCGTAGTATTATTATCAACTTCGTTATCAGGTTTTGTTTCATAAATTTCAGATACATAAACAACATCTGTAGTCATATTTTCTACGTAAAGCTGATGAACACCATAAGTGGAAGAAGACCATGAAAATGAATATAATCCGTCATCGCTATCTGATGTTTCTATGTTTATGTTTATATTGGTGTTTTTGCTCCCATTTACAAACATTTTTGTTGTAAATACAGCTGGGTATATAGGTTCATTGGTATTTCTGTCAAAAGACTTTACTAATTCAAAAACTGTATGGCCTGTTTTTATAATCATTATTTTTATATTTTAAATATTGTAAAATATCTGTTTGTTATAGTGCCTGTTCCAAAATTTACTCTCCATCTTACTTCTACTGTTGAATTGTTTGTAGTTATATTGATGGGAAAATTTGAATAGTTATGAGTAGCATTTATATCAGTAATATTTCCCCCACCAACTATGCCTGTTCTAAATTTCATTTCAGAACCAGCTATAGAACTTCCATTAAGATATATTTCAGTAAATATTTCACCTTGACTATCGCTTTGTTGCATCCAACCACCGAATGAAAATAAGTAGTTGCCAATGTCAAGATTGGATTTTTGTATACCTGTCATTAATGAATAAGCAGCTTCTGTTGTTGATGTACTTCCAGTGTAAGAAGAAAATGAAGAATTTAATAAATTTTGTTTATCTTCCAAATGTTTTTGTGCTATGTTAAACATTATATCTTCTAGTCTAGTAGCACCTGAAAAATATGTACTAGCTGATAAATTTGAATTAAAATAAGTATCACCACTAACAGTACCTTCTGTTAATGACAAAAAATCTAAGTCTATTTTATAAAAATAATTACCAGCCACTTTATTAAATTGTATTTATATCTTCTGTTATTTTAATACTTATAAAACCTTCTCTAGGTAATGACATTTTTTTTCCATCAGCAAAAGTAATTTCAAACTCACCATGATAATCTCCTTCATATGTAGTATCTCCTTCTTCCCAACTGTATTCTATAATTCCACTACTAGCAGAAACAATATTTGCAGGTCTTGATGCAATAATTAAAGAGCCTGATTTATTTGACATGGAAAACGTTACATCCGTTGCTCCACTTAAGTTAAACCTACCGTTTTGTCCTAGACAACCTGTTTGATATACAGTAGCAATTAAATTTGGGGCTGTATCATTTCTTTTTATTAAGAATGGTTTATTTCCTTTTGGCATTTTTTCTATTTTTTAAATTTCTAAACGAATTTCTGTATTATCTAAATCTAAATCAATATTATTAGTAGATATTCTCAACTCAACATTATCGCCTATAACAATTGGATATAATTTAAATTTTGTTTTTAATTTTTTTAATGGAGAATTTTCAACATAAATAACATTCCAAATGATTTCATATATATTATCAATAGAATACAAATTCGGATTTAAATCAACATAATATTTACCTAACGAACCTTTAATAACATCAGGAGATTCAACTATGTTATTATTATTTTCTATTCTTACGTCAGAAAATAATTCAAAAGGGTCTAACAAACTATAATCATCTACACTTGAAGAAGAGTTAGTATTTATAACATAAAATTCTCTATACATCCTTAAATTTGCCATTCAAAACCTTTTTAAATAAATAGTATAAAAAAAGGAGACCATTTTAAATGACCTCCTTTTTTGAGAAAAAAAATATATTTTTAAGCATTAAGTAAACATCTGTCTGGCTGTATTGATATTTTAACTTTAGATATATCATCATTATTGTAATCATAACTATCAAAAGAAGCATTTGTAATAAAACATCCAATCATAGTCCACTTTTCTACTTCAACTCCAACAGGGTCTAAAGCTTTCAGAACAAGATTTTTCTTATAACCAACTGCATAACCCATTCTACCTGTAGCAGATTCTGCATGAAGTCTTACCCATTCCATAACTTTTTGAGTTGTAGAAGGTCCAATCACATCAATAAATTCAACATCAATAGGACTCCATTTGTATCTACCTGCAACAAATGTTGAAGTATTCATATATGGTATTTCAGTTGAACCGATTTCAATTGTAGGTTTCCCTGAAGTTTGAACGTTAAAAGACTCAATCCCTAACTCAGAAGGAAACTCTAAAACGAATCTGTTATTTCTTTTTGGTTCCTGTTCAACAGGAACTGGTCTAAACATTACTGCCATCTTTATATTTTTTAATAGTTATTTCTTTGTTTATAAATATTAAAAAAAAATTTTTTTACGCTTTTATTTATTTTTTTATTTTTTTTAATAAAGAATAAAGGGGTACATTTCTGTACCCCTTGTTTTTTTTAATTGTAAATTTATTGTTATCGCAAAATTAGAAGTCCTCGAATCTTGCTCCCGTTGGAAGAACTTGAAAATCTAATGTAATAAATTCTGCAGTTCTTGTTGGTTTCAATTGAATTTTACCAACTAGTGTGTTTCTGTCCACAACTTCAGGAGGATTATTAGTTTCGTCCATTATTACTCTAAATCCACTCAAACCTCTTTGGTTTTGAATTTGTAATAATAAAGGCTCAACTTTTGATAAAAATTGGTCTCTTAAAGTTTGGTCATTTTGCTCAAATAATAATGTTTGAGAAACTGCAGAAACTAATCTTCTAATTTGAAGCAATAATCTTCTTACATTAATTCTATCAAGAGCTGATTGTCTAACTTGAAGTGTTTTTTGTCCATAAATAACAACTCCTTGTTGAACAAAAGTAGCTACTGGATTAACTCTTCCTTCATATAATGTATCTCTTTGAGATTGACTTAGCTTTATATCTGCTCTTCTTACTATATCAGAGGCAGTACCTCTGTTTATTCCTGCAGGTGCAAACCAAGCATAAGAAACATTGTCAGTTAGAGCAATTGCCTTAACAACTTCAGCAGTAGGAGCAATGTAAACAAATTTACCAAAGTTTTGGTCTTCGATTTGAATCCAAGGCCAATAAGTTGCTGCATAATTTGAGTCTATACCTGTATCTTGTAAGTTTAAACCGCTTCTTCAGGAGTTCCTTTTGCTGTTTCATCCGTCAGTCTAGGGGAATCAATTATATAAAGAGTATCTGCTCTTTCTTCCATTAATCCTAAACCATATTTTACTACTGATTCACTTTCTCTAAAGTTAATTCCAGGAGTTGCAAATAAATTTATATCAACCTCTTCTGGATTTTCAAAAACATTTAAACCATCTTTAAATGCTTCTCTATTTGAAGCATCAAAAGGAACATCTTTAAATTCAGGAAACTTAAATTTATTCCATCCATCAAAACCTCCTGCAGGAGCTAATGTAAATTTTCTTTCAGCTTTTACATACTGAGATATAGATGAGTTTATTCCTGTTACATATTCTGAAGAAGGTGCAGTGTTTTCCATATGGAAACCTTTTATTTTAACTTCTGTACCAGTTGTTAGGTCTGCTCCTATAAATTTAAACATGTCAGTTTCTATACTGTTTATAACATTTGTAAAACTAACTTGTCCAGATGTAAATCCTGTGTATCCTAATTCTGAAATTCCTAAGAATGTTTTATTCACGGAGTCTTCAGTAAAATATTCTGTTTTGTAATAAAATGGAGTAGCAACAACTCCTGGCACTTCTCTCTGAATGTAACCTTCAAAACCTGCAGGAACTGTATCCTCTGGATGTCCGTCTGCCATATCTAAAGTTACAAATAAAGAATTTCTTGGATATTCTTCATCAGTTGTTCCAATTATTCTAGCAATATAATTTCTAGAAGTTGAATCTAAAGAAACTCCTCTAAATCTTTCTAATGCAGTTTGAAATGCACTTGCATCATTATCATTGAAATCTCTAACAACTACATCAAAAGTCTTATTTAATAAATCTATATTTGATATAGATATTTTAATTTCTCTATTCGCTGAATTCCCATCAGAAATAGATTGAAATTTAAATAATCTTCTTACTTGATTTCCTATAACACTAGAAACAATCCAAGGAGTTACGGGATTTTTGTATGATGTGTTAAAATCTGTGTAAGCTGGTGATGTATCATAAACTAAGTTTGCAGATATTCCTGTCAACTCACCTCTATCAAATGCTTCTCTAATAAAATGAGGATATATAGCATCTACATAAATACCATAATCAGAAGCTTGTTCTTTTGGGTTTTTTCCTAAAATGTTTACTATATAATTTTCTTGTGTTTCATCTAATGTTACATTTAAAACATTGTTTCCTGCAGGAGAACTAGTAAATGCAGATAAAGTAAATGGTGTGGTGTAACCAGAAGTTCCTACATTTATAGTAATACCTGTTTGGTCTGATACATAAAACTGAGAATTATCAAAGTCATATTTACTTCTGATAACTCCTAAAACAGCTCCATCAACAGTTGAACCACTAGGCCCCTCTCCTGTTAAAATCCAAGCAGGAGAATCTGTATATCCTTCTTTACCTAATATTCTTGTTACTGTTAATTCACTTGATTGTGTTAAAAATGAATTTGCTACGTAAGGAACAGCCAAATCAGTTGAAGTAGAACCAAATCTGAATAAAAATTCATCAGTACTTCTTACTTTTATTGGTTCAAATGCTGGTCCTTTTTGTGTGAGTCCAACAAGTCCTAATTTAGTTAATCCTACTCTTGATGCGAAT